CCAGATGGGGTCTCCATCACTGTCCTTGCCAACAATTGAACGCCACTCCCACTCAAATCCACCCAGATGTTTATTTAGGATATCTTCGAGATCGTTTAATACGAGGGTTGAACCCTCCCACATCGCTTCTTCACTCATCTTCTCCTCCTCTGTTCCAATACTTATGGTTTGGATGTTGCATTATAAATTCTCTACGTAGGCGGTCATGTTCTCGTCTCATTCTGACCACCTTGGTCAACACGTAGGGCACGTAAACAAGTAGTGCTCCCACGTACATTGATATTAGTATTTCAAATGCCATTCTGTTTCTCCATTTGCTGATTAATAACGTAGTCTACAGGTATATTACCTCTGAACTCTCTATGTTTTCTTTCATGCTCTATGAGCAAGTTCAGTTCATCACGTAGTCGTGTGGCTTCTTCTAAGGACATACTAATTGATGCAATCCCATTGTAATCTGAATTGTCGTCAATCTCGAAGGTACAAATTGTTTCTTCTTTGTACGCTTCCATTGTAACTTCCAATTTACGTGGTTCTTCTTCGCCGTAGCGAAACCCTGTTCCTTCATACTTCATAGTCATCTTGTTTCTCCCTCTAGCCAGTGGCTAATGATTTTTGGTTAAGGTGCTTTAGTTCTTTGACATTGGTGATACGCGTGTAACCTTGTTTAGGTAAGGGAACGATAGTCCAACCGAGGCGTGCTTGGGTCGCGTCCTGTTCACCGCAATCGAGACAGGTTGAATAACCTAACATCGCTCGATCTACTGAGAACTGCTTGTCACATTTTGTACATTCCATTGGTTTCTCCGTTTGTTGCTAGCCAGTGGCTAGAGGTTGTATGACGTGTTGTCGTGTGTTGCGTCATGTTGTATAATTAATTTGCTTGATCATACTTACAGTATAACACAAGTATCAGGAAATGTCAAACGATGTGGTTACTTATTGTTCGAACGTATCTGGTGTTTAACTGTGGTGTTTGGTGTGATGTACTGTAATGTTCCGTAATGTTCTGTTGGTGAGGTCTGCAAGTTATTGAAAAGATTAGAATGTTCTACTGTTCTTTTTTTGGGAAAATTGTGAAGGGCTTGAGATGTGCGATTGAAAAAGCGAACAAAAGAATAGCGCAAAGGGGTCAAGCCAACAGGATCGTACAGTTTTTAAAAAAACGAACATTATATAAATATATATATATATAGACCTTTTTACACCCATTGCTTACAACCGCTAGCCACTGGCTAACACCATTTACCACGAAACTGTAATGTACGTTTTGTTCCAATATTTACCGAACATTACAGAACATTAGACCCCTTTTACCGAACATTGCAATGATATCAATAACTTACAACCGAACATTGGCTCGACGCTCCGCAGAAACTGGTATCTTTTCTAGCCATTGGCTAACGTGTTATAGTGCGAGGCTCGGTGCGTCTGAGTAACTGGTATCTTAAAAATTTGGCACAAAAAAAGGGGAGCAATTAAGCTCCCCAATAGTTTTATTTGATTGCTTTGAGCAATTCCAAAGTATTCTCTAATTGCTCTTGCTTGTCGAAGTCATCGACTTTTTCAATCTCTTTCTTGACTGCCGTCTTAAGCTTGGCAATCTCATCTTTAACACGTGTAAAGATATCACGAGGTGTATTACTTGCTTGGCCACTTTCCGCCTTAACCTTTGCGGCCTCAATAGACCTTGACCATTTGTTAATGCCTGAAGTAATTTGACCTTCCCAATGTGCTTGGTTCTTTGCCGATTTCTTTTTACCATTGGTAAAGTGTCCACCAGTATAACCCGCGGCCGTATCTGAGCCCTTAGCATTCTTATTGGCTAGTAAGTCTTGAACCTCTTGAGTAAACCTTAGAGCAAATCCAGCCCTTAAAGCTTGTCGACCTTCTTTATCAAAGTCCTTTTCCTCAGTCCAGCCAATGTTAGTTAAGTGCTCAACTAAGGCCGCCCTTGTTTCACCGCTTGCTCGCTCTTGACTACTGTCAACCTCAACCAAATGAATAGTGCGTTCGCAACAAGCGACGTTTGTTTTAGTATCTGACATGATATATATTCCTCATAATGTGCTAGCCATTGGCTAGCTGTTATATCGTCCCAAGGTTTCCCTTGTCGATAACTATGTATAACACGTGATAACATGTTATCCTATGATATAGCGAGGTTAGCCATTGGCTAGACCATACCCTACCCCCATGACCCCATTTTGTCAGACTAGTTACATACATGTATATGTATTACTATTTTCCACGAATAATTACCAAAATATTGAGTTTGGCGACCCCACACCCCCCATATATAGGGAAGGCCCCCCTATAGGAGTCCCAAAATCCTTTACAAAAAAATTTTTTATATTATAACATGTTTATCGGCTAACAACCTGCGATATAGAAATGACTTTAGTGGTAGAACCTGAACTAGGTGTACAAATAGATAAAACTACACCCTCTATTGATCTTAAGGATCGTATGGAGTCAGCAGCTAACACCGCAAAAGAACTTGAAAAACATGGTTTAGAGGTAGATCCTACCAAGGAAGACAAAGATGTAGCAGCAAAACTCGCCGTTGCATATGCAGATAACCCTGCAAAGACTTCTAAAAAGGTAACTCCCAAGAAAATAGCAGCACTTACCCCCGCATCTTTGATACTTACAGACAGTATTTTGCAAGAATTTGGGCGTTCTGTGGTAGAGAGCTCGGTACAAATACGCCATCTTGTGACAAATAAGTTACTACTAGAGACAGATAACCCCGATCCACGTGTAAGAATACGTGCGTTGGAGCTTCTAGGTAAGATTTCAGACGTAGGATTGTTCGCAGAGAAGTCTGAAGTGACGATAACGCACCAATCTACTGACGATATTAAGGAAAAACTACGTAGTAAGCTCGCAAAACTCGTAAATCCGCAAAGTGAAGTAGAAGATGCGATAGAAATTGACGGTGAAGCCGTAGATGTGAGTAAAGAACTAGGAATTGATGATGAGTGAAGCCGCTTTAGCCTTCACCGAAGACGAAATTCAAGTAATGTTGGATAATTTAGACCATTATACCGTTGATGAGGTAGCAGAAATTGACCGTATGGTCGATGAGTTGAGCGTACGTAAGGAAAATAGCCTTGCTTACGATGATTTGATTGAATTTTGTAAAAGAATGCAGCCTGACTACATAGTTGGGAAGCATCACAGGTTATTAGCAAATATGCTGATGGGTATAGAACGAGGAGAAAAAGACCGTATATGTGTAAACATACCACCACGTCATGGTAAATCTCAACTTGTGTCTATATTTTTTCCAGCATGGTTTTTAGGAAGAAATCCAAACAAGAAGGTTATGATGGTGTCTCATACCACGGACTTAGCGGTAGATTTTGGCCGTAAAGTACGTAACTTGATCGCCACAGACGAGTATTTGTCTATATTTCCTACAGTTAGGTTGGCTTCTGACTCTAAATCAGCTGGTCGTTGGAACACTAACTCTGGAGGTGAGTATTATGCGTGTGGTATTGGTTCTTCTATTGCTGGGCGGGGTGCTGACCTCTTGCTCATCGATGACCCCCATTCTGAACAAGATGTCATTAACGGAAATTTTGAAGTGTTCGACAAAGCCTACGAATGGTTCACCTTTGGGGCGCGTACTCGGCTTATGCCTGGAGGTAGAGTTGCCATAATTCAGACACGTTGGCATATGGATGACCTGACAGGGCGTGTTGTACGGGACATGGGACAAAACGAGCGTTCAGATCAGTATGAAGTGGTAGAGTTTCCCGCGATACTAGATGTAGTAGACAAAGAAACTAAGAAATCGACCCAAAAACCGCTATGGCCTGAGTTTTTTGATTTAGACGCACTGCTTAGAACAAAAGCATCCATGCCTGTATTTCAATGGAACGCGCAGTATCAACAAGAACCCACCGCTGAAGAAGCCGCGTTGGTTAAACGAGAGTGGTGGAAGATGTGGCAGAAAGAAGAGCCGCCGTCATGCGAGTATATTATCATGTCTCTCGACGCTGCAGCAGAGACACACAACCGTGCAGACTTTACAGCATTGACCACGTGGGGTGTGTTTTTGAATGAGGAAGTAGATAATTATAATATTATTTTGCTAAATAGCATAAAAAAGCGTATGGAGTTTCCAGAGTTAAAAGATTTGGCTATGGAGGAGTACTCTGAATGGAACCCAGACGCGTTCATTGTGGAGAAAAAGAGTGCGGGCACTGCGCTTTACCAAGAGATGAGACGTATGGGACTACCTGTGCAAGAGTACACACCACACAGGGGCTCAGGTGACAAATTGGCACGTTTGAACTCCGTAACTGATATTGTAGCATCGGGGTTATGTTGGGTTCCAGAGACACGTTGGGCAGAAGAAGTAATAGAAGAGATTGCAGGATTCCCATTTATGAGCCATGATGACCTTGTTGACTCTACCGTAATGGCGCTGATGCGCTTTAGGCAGGGTGGATTTATAAGACTACCAAATGACGAGCCTGACGAGGTTCGGTACTTTAAACGCAAAGGAAGTGGATTTTACTGATGGCTATTGAAAAAGGACTATACTCCGCCCCAAAAGGGGTCGACGAGGAAGTTGGTGAAGGAGAACTAGAGATTGAGATTGTAAACCCTGAGAGTGTTACACTAGATGATGGGAGTATGGAGATAACGCTAATGCCTGACGCAGAAGGTGTTATGAGCGGTAAGTTTGACGAGAATTTAGCAGAAGTATTAGAAGATGGTGATCTTAACTCCCTTGCCAATGATATATGTGGTATGGTTGAGTCTGACATTGATAGCCGCAAAGAGTGGGCAGACACCTTTGTTAAAGGGTTAGATGTACTTGGGTTTAAGTATGAAGAGCGCACAGAACCTTGGGAGGGTGCGTGTGGCGTGTATTCTACAGTGCTCGCAGAGGCCGCCATCAGGTTTCAAGCAGAGACAATGAGTGAGACGTTTCCTTCTTCTGGGCCAGTAAAGACTAAAATACTAGGGGAAGAGACTAAAGATAAAGAAGAAGCCGCTGAACGTGTAAAGGCAGACATGAATTATGAGCTTACCGAAAACATGGTTGAGTATCGTCCAGAACATGAGAGAATGCTATATAGTCTTGGGTTAGCAGGGTCAGCCTTTAAGAAAGTGTACTACGATCCTAATATGGGACGCCAAATGGCAGTATATATCCCAGCAGAAGATGTTATCGTGCCTTACGGGGCATCACACATAGAGACCGCAGAGCGTGTTACCCATGTTATGCGTAAGACAAAAAACGAACTAAAGAAACTACAGGCAAACGGGTTTTATAGGGAAGTAGACCTTGGAGAGCCCCAGCCGTATCATTCTGATATAGAAGAGCGTAAAGCAGAAGAAGGTGGGTATTCACTCACTGACGACGACCGCTACAGTATATATGAAATTCACGCTGACCTTATAATTGAAGGTGTAGGCGATTCTGATGACGATGATATAGCTAAACCATACGTTGTAACGTTAGAGAGAGGTTCTAACGAGATACTAGCAATACGCAGAAATTGGAGCCAAGATGATAGCTTGATGCTAAAGCGTCAACATTTTGTGCACTATGTATATGTTCCTGGATTCGGGTTTTACGGGCTTGGACTAATCCACATTATAGGTGGTTATGCCAAGGCGGGAACATCCTTGATACGTCAATTAGTAGACGCTGGTACACTCGCAAACCTCCCTGGCGGGTTGAAATCGCGCGGATTGCGTATCAAGGGTGACGATGCCCCCATAGAACCTGGTGAGTTTAAAGATGTCGATGTACCATCAGGTAGCATCCGTGATAACATCATGCCTCTACCTTACAAAGAGCCTAGCCAGACATTGCTCGCGCTCCTAGACAAGATAACACAAGAAGGCCGTAGGCTAGGTGCTATCAGTGACATGAACATCTCAGATATGTCTGCTAATGCCCCAGTTGGTACAACATTAGCACTACTAGAGCGTACGCTAAAGCCAATGGCTGCAGTGCAAGCGCGTGTTCATTATGCGATGAAGCAAGAGTTTAAACTCTTAAAGATGTTGATGGCTGAATATGCACCGACCGAGTATGCGTACCAACCTGCTAGAGGAGAGGTAAGCGCACGGCAAGCTGACTACATGTTGATAGATGTTATTCCTGTCAGTGATCCTAACAGCTCTACTATGGCTCAAAGGGTGGTGCAGTACCAAGCAGTGTTACAGATGTCACAACAAGCACCGCAGATATACGACTTACCGCAATTGCATCGACAGATGATAGAGGTATTAGGAGTTAAGAATGCAGACAAACTTGTTCCTACAAAAGATGACATGAAACCCGTAGATCCTATCAGCGAGAACATGGCGGCGTTAATGGGTAAACCGATGAAAGCCTTTATCTATCAAGATCAAGATGCTCACATTGAGACACACATGGCGTTTATGCAAGATCCGATGATTGCACAGATGATTGGGCAGAACCCACAGGCCAAACAGATAATGGCATCTCTACAGGCACACATTGCTGAACACCTTGGGTTTAAATACCGTAAAGACATTGAAGAACGCCTTGGTGTTGAGTTACCTGCACCGAATGCAGAACTACCTGAAGAGATTGAGGTTAACCTTGCAAGGCTTGTTTCTACTGCAGCAAAAGATCTAACACAGGCGCACAAACAACAGGCAGCGCAAGAGCAGGCTCAGAAACAACAACAAGATCCATTGTTCCAGCTTAAACAAGCAGAGGTACAAATTAAACAGTCTGAGGTAGAGCGTAAAACTAAAAAAGACCAAGCAGACGCAATGCGAGACGCTAAGAAGTTAGAGCTAGACGAGCAAGAACTTATGATAGACGCTCAGAAAGATGGCATTAAAATGGCTGCAGATCGACGCAACAACAATGCAAAGTTAGATCTTGAAGAAATAAAAGCCATGCAACCTAACAAAACTAGGAGTAAATAATGGCAAAAACCGTCTTTGACGTGCTTAAAGATAACATCGGGGTTGAAAGAACCTCTGCACTAGAATTTCTTGGGACTGGCGGAGCAAAAGACTTTGCCCAATACAAGGAAGTTACTGGACTTATACGGGGTCTTGAGTCCAGCCTATCACATATAGAAGACCTCTCGCGCAATTATATGGAAGATGATGACAATGAATAAAACAGCAGAACTTGACGTAAATGGAACAGAAGAGCTAGAGTTTGAAGCTCAGTTACCACGTCCTGTAGGGTATCGCGTGCTTATAGCAATGCCTGAAATAGAAGAAACCTTCACAGATACCAAGGTACTAAAAACCACCACTATAATACATCAAGAACATATTATGTCTATTATTGGGCTTGTTTTAGATATGGGAGATCAGGCTTATTCTGATGCAGAACGTTTTGGTGACACTCCTTGGTGTAAAGTAGGTGATTATGTAATGTTTCGTGCAAATACAGGCACGAGATTTAAAGTTGGTGGAGTTGAGTATCGTTTGATGAACGATGATTCAATAGAAGCTGTAGTTGGCGACCCCCGTGGTGTATCACGAGCATAAGGAAATAAAAAATGGCATTTGAGAAAGTTGAATATAGTTTTCCTGACGAGCAGGAGGATGTTAAAAACCCAGAGATTGAAATTGAAAGTTCATCTGCAATTGAAATCGATTTAGACAAAGGTAAGAAAGAAGAAGTTAAACCAGAACCAGAGTCTGAATCTGAAAAAGAAATAGAAATTGAAATTGTAGATGATACACCTAAAGCGGATAGAAACCGCAAGGTATCTGAACCCCCAGAGGATGTAACTGATGAAGAACTTGAAAACTATTCTGAAAAAGTTCGTAAACGCATGCAACATTTCAGTAAAGGTTACCACGATGAGCGACGCGCTAAAGAAGCAGCTTTCAGGGAAAAGCAAGCGCTTGAAACTTTGGCTCAATCGCTTGTGGATGAAAATAAAAAATTAAAAGGTAGCGTTAACAAGAACCAGACAGCATTACTAGAGCAAGCTAAGAAGGGAGCAAAGTCTGAGTTAGAAATAGCTAAAAGAGCATACAAAGCTGCGTATGAGTCTGGGGACGCAGATTCTGTTCTTTCTGCACAAGAAAGTTTAACGGCTGCTAAGATTAAGACTGACAAGCTAAATAATTTTAAGTTACCGACTTTACAGGAAGAAGAAACTACTGTAAACAATGTAGCAGATAATCAATCTACCCCAGCACAACCAGTTGCTGACGAGCGAGCGACAAAGTGGGCGAAAGCCAATCCGTGGTTCGGTACTGATGATGAGATGACAAGTCTCGCGCTAGGGTTACATAATAAACTCGCCAAGCAAGGTGTAAACCTGCAAAGCGACGAATACTACGAGGCAATAAACACTCGTATGCAGCAACTATTCCCAGAAGAATTTGAGGATGTTGCACAACTGGAGGCAGAAAAGCCTAAACGCAAGGCCAACGTGGTTGCACCCGCTACGCGGAGCACGTCACCCCGAAAAGTGACATTATCGCCAACACAAGTGTCTGTAGCAAAAAAACTTGGACTAACTCCAGAACAGTACGCCAAACAGGTTGCAATAGAAATGAGGAAAGAAAATGGCTGAAAATCGTATAGACCGTGAATTAACTAATCGTGAAACAACAACACGTAAAAGGGCTTGGAGCCGACCTGAAGTATTACCTTCACCAACTCCACAACCTGGATATGCGTTTCGTTGGATTCGAACAAGTAATCAAGGGCAAGTAGACGCCACAAACGTTTCCTCAAAATTACGTGAAGGTTGGGAGCCCGCAAAAGCTTCAGATCATCCTGAAATTACAATGGTAACTGTAGAAAATGAAAAATTTGCAGACAACGTTGTTATTGGTGGTTTGATGTTATGTAAAGCTCCGATTGAAATGGTAGATGAGCGCACCGATTATTATCAACAGCAATCAGATAACCAAATAAAATCAGTGGATAACAACCTCATGCGAGAAAGCGACCCTAGAATGCCTATTTTTAACGATAGAAAGTCAAAGGTTACTTTTGGAAAAGGAAGTTAATTTTAATCTTTTAATGGAGTCCTAAACATGGCTTATCCTACTATATCAGCCCCCTACGGGCTAAAGCCAGTCAACCTAGTTGGCGGGCGTAACTATGCGGGGTCTACCCGTAAAATTCCTATTGCTTCAAACTATGGCACTGGCATCTTTAATGGTGACGTTGTACAATATACGAGCGATGGTACGCTAATCATTTCTACATTGCAGAACAACACTTCAGCAGTTGCTGGTGTCGTTGGTGTTTTTGTAGGTTGCAGTTATACTGACCCTACTTTGGGCTATAAGTTATTTAGCCAACACTACCCTGCAAGTACTGTAGCAGATGATATTGAAGCGTTTGTTGTAGACGACCCTAACGCTATCTTTAAAGTTGTAAACTGTACTGGTTCTACAGCTGATGGCGCAACAACTGGGCTACTGCCATTGGCTAAAACGCGTGCTACTACAGTTTCTTGTAATGCAGAGCTTGTGTTAAACACAGGTTTAACCTCTACAGGTAACAGTCGTATGGGCGTATTTATCAATAACGTGACAAGTATACTACCGTTTACAGTTATTGATGTAGTCGAAGATACTAAAAATAGTTCTGGTAACTTTACTGAGTTTCTTGTGAAATTCACAGCTGGTTATCATCGCTATGATCACACTGTCGGCGTATAAGGAGTAATGAACAATGGCAATATCACGCGCACAACTTCTTAAGGAACTACTTCCTGGACTTAATGCTCTTTTTGGGCTGGAATATGCTAAGTACGGTGAGGAACACGCAGAGATTTTCGAAGCAGAATCCTCTGATCGTTCTTTTGAAGAAGAAGTAAAACTATCAGGCTTCTCAGCTGCACCCGTTAAAGACGAAGGCTCTGCCATCGAATATGACGCTGCACAAGAAGCATTTACTGCTCGCTATACACACGAGACAGTGGCAATGGGCTTTTCAATTACTGAAGAGGCTATTGAGGATAACTTGTATGATTCTTTATCAGCTCGTTATACTAAAGCACTTGCTCGCGCTATGGCGTACACAAAACAAGTTAAGGCAGCTACAATTCTTAATAATGCCTTTGCTTCAGGCACTACTTATGGCGATGGGAAAGAGCTCTGTGCTACTGACCACCCGCTAATTAGTGGTGGCACTAACTCGAATGAACCAGCAACTGCAGCAGACTTGAATGAGACTTCACTTGAAGCCGCTATCATTCAAATAGCAGGTTGGACAGACGAGCGCGGCCTATTGATCGCTGCAAAACCTCGCAAACTTGTAATTCCACCGAACTTGCAATTCGTTGCAACTAGATTGTTGGAAACAGAAGGTCGTGTAGGCACAGCAGATAACGATCTAAACGCAATCCGCAACAACGGTGCTGTTCCTGAAGGTTACACAGTGAACCACTACCTAACAGATACCGATGCTTGGTTCTTAATGACAGATGTTCCAAACGGCCTAAAACACTTTAGTCGTAGCCCAATGGCAACGTCTATGGATGCCGATTTTGATACAGGCAACAGTCGTTATAAAGCTCGTGAGCGGTACAGCTTTGGTGTATCAGATCCACTAGGGATCTTCGGTTCACCTGGAGCGTAACATAATTTAGAGGGGGCGGTGCAAATCGCCCTTTCTTTTTACACGAGTTCGTGTATAATATAAAAATTACCTTGACAGACGTATTTTACGTTTGACATTTGCCACGACAAGGAGATTTACATGGCTAATACAACTTTTAACGGCCCAGTCCGTTCCGAAAACGGATTTAAAGTAGTTTCTAAAAACTCTACAACAGGTGAGGTTACTGATACAGCAGTTATTGCTTCAACAGGTATCGTTACCAACAAATATGTAAAACACGTCGGTTTTGCGACAGGCGTAACAGTAAACTCAACAGCGGGTGATAGCCCAACAATTGGCGAGTTTACTCAACCAGCAAACACAATTATCACTAACATTAAAATATTTTGTGACACAGCTCCTGTTATTGGAACTGGCGATATTGGTTATGAAGTTGGAACATCTAGTTCAGGAGCACAAATTGTTGCGGCTCAAACTGATGAAATTCTTGATGGTGGTACAACCGTTGTTGAGCATAACGTAACTGTGACCAGTTTGGTTCTTCAGACACAAGATGGCACAACAGCCCCCGCGTCTGTCCAGTACACCTCTGCTGAAAGAACTATTTACTGCAACATAACTAATACAGTTGATGCTACAACAGCAGGATCGTTCACATTCATCATTGAATATGTTCAAATCGCATAATTCTTAATTAGGTAGGGGGAAACTCCTACCTCTTCTATAGAGGAGATTAATATGAGTCACTCAGCAAATTCTGATGTATCTGCTTTAACCATAAGCGACGAAAATGCAGCCGATGCTGATCGTTTAGTCACCGCAGCTAGACCTAATACTAGTGCAACTATGGCAAACACCACGTTTGCAGGGGGAGCAGCTAGAAATGTTACTGTAACAACCGCAGGCACAGGTGATAATTCAAAAACTTGTACGATTACAGGTACAGATGTATTTGGAGACGCTATGACCGAGGTGATTACTTCTACAGGCTCTGCTGAGGCAGTTGCAGGAACAAAATTATTTCTCACGGTTTCCGCCGTAGAATGTTCCGCACAGTATGCAGCTAATATAACAGTGGGTTCGGGATCACTTTGCTCTCAAGCTATACAAGGTAGTAACAGAATAAGACTTAAAGGTATGTCAATCGTTTCAGGCGGTACGGCAGGGACTGTAGAGTTTATTAACGGTGCACCTGAAGACGGCACTACTTTGTTTAAAGCTAGAACTATAGGTACAGCTAATACATCTGTAGATAGAACAATACCTGCAGAGGGGGTTCTATTCGATAGTGGTATGAGTGTTAAATACACAGTAGATGTAGTGGATATGGCTACATTCTTCTATGCGTAAGTATTATAAATCAGGCCGCAAAGTAAGCGGTTCTGGCATGAAAGGTATGTCTATTGGCAGTGGGGATAAACGTCCCACTAAGTCTGGCGCAGGCATGACTTCCAAAGGAGTTGCAAAGTATAGACGCAACAACCCTGGAAGCAAATTAAAAACAGCAGTTACAGAGAAAAAACCCACGGGTAAGCGAGCATCTAGGCGAAAGTCTTATTGCGCTCGTTCTGCAGGGCAAATGAAGCAGTTTCCTAAAGCCGCTAAAGACCCTAATAGTCGCCTTAGACAGGCACGCAAACGATGGAGATGTTAATATGGCTACCCCATACAGTAAAACAGAAGTAAGTTTAGAAGAATTAAATAAAAGAAAGAAAAAGAAACGGCCAGGACAACCGATAGCAGATATAATGGCTAATCAACAAATGACGGCAAACTATCCTGGGCGTGCTGGAAGTGCTACAACAAGGAGCAGGTTTGGCGAACAGGTAAAAGGTGGGCCAGCACCGATAGAAAAATCTTTAGCCCCTAAAAAATCATTGCGGCCTAAAGCACGGCTTCCAGTTAAAAAACAACCTTTTCAAATGTTATCGCCAAGAGAGCAATCCGAGCGCCGTACCGAGCTGGAGCAGTATAAAGGTATGGGTATACCAGAAGGAGCTGTACCAGCTACCGCTATGCCAAGAAGTAAGACTGGCGCGGATTTAACAGCTAGAGACAGAGCTGAGATGGGTATGAAGAAAGGCCGTAAAGTCAAGAAGATGATGGGCGGCGGTATGATGAAGAAGAAAAGTATGAAAAAAGGCGGTAAAGTTCGCGGTGCAGGTATTGCTCGCAAAGGGATCCGCCCAGCAAAAATGAGGTAATAAAATGACAAGAAGAGCAAAAAAATTAATGCCCCGCAAAACAACAGACGCAGGCACAGACACATCTGATGATGCAGCGTTTTCTTCTAGGGTAAAAGGAGAAGATAAAGATAAAACCGCAGGGTTCAAGAAAGGCCGTAGCGTTAAGAAAAAGAAAAAAGGCTACGCTATGGGTGGCGCAATGAAGAAAAAAGGTTACGCTATGGGTGGCGCAATGAAGAAAAAAGGTTATGCTAAAGGTGGTATGACTAAAAAAGGCTACGCTATGGGTGGCGCAATGAAGAAAAAAGGTATGGCTAAAGGCGGTAAAGTCCGTGGAGCAGGTATTGCACGTAAGGGTGTACGTCCAGCAAAAATGAGGTAACATGGCTATAAGTCGAGCAAATATGCAGATGCAGATATCTAGGCCACCTAGTAAAGCATCTGCAATATCACAACGCAG